AAGTTGTTAATTTCAAATTCCCTGAAACTGAATTTCAGGACGGTGGAAAGCGCGTACTTAAATATGATAGCGCATCATTTGTCAATGCGGATTGGTGGGATTACGATGCCACTGAAAACGACGGAGTTGAAACGAATTTAAATAATCGAAAGCTTCCTATTGCTTATATGCCGTGGGAAGATACGAGCAAGACTGATACTGGTAGAAAATGTTCGGGTTTGAAATCGAAATATTTGGAAAAACTCAAACAATTTAATCCGGGTGGAAAAATCAAGAAAGAAGATGTAAACTGGGAAAAGGGGTTTGATTTTTACGGAAGACCGCTCGATAAAGCTGGTCTGAGACTTGAAAATACGTTTCTTCCGTGGCCAATCGGCGGAGAGACGTGTTTAAAAATGGACTGGCTTATTGGATGCACCATCAAAATGGCATTTGAAGACGAAAGTGACATGATTGACAACAATTTATGGGAGAATTTACAAGATCGAATGTCCGACGACGCGATCTTCTAAATTATGTTGTGTATTTAAAAGATGACTTCTACCCAAAAAAAACTTCAGCTCTTAAGTTTATCCGAACTACAACAAGTCATTAAAAGGGGGGAAGATGCCGGAGTTTTAGATTTACAAACCCCAAAACCCAGGACTAAGAACGACAAAATAAAATTTATTGTAGATGCAATTAAACCACCTTCAAAAAAGAAGAATTCGAGAGATTCTAAATCCAAATGGTTGAAAAGCGCGGAGGCGGTTCGTGTAATATCCCTTATTATTGGTAGTATATTTTTATTCAAGGTCTCGTTGGCTAAGAGACACGATAACGCCACGAGTGAACCAACGAGGGCTAGTCAAGAGAAATTTAATCAAGAAGAAAATGAACGTCAGCAAAGATTTATCAAGGCTATTACACAGAAAAGTAAACTTAAAATGCAAATTCAGAATTATGAGAAGAATCAATCCTGGTTTCAATGGGTTTTGAAAAAATTTGCGAATCAGTCTAGTTCAGATTTGACAGAACTAAATAATTATTACCAAGAAGCTCTTGATGAAATTCGTAGAATTCAAAAAGAACGTACAAACTCAAAAAAATCGTCATTTAAATCATGGCAGCAACATCCAGATAATGAAAAGATTAAAAAAATAATGCAAAAGACTTTTAACAAATTTTCGAAAAATGAAAAGATGAGGGAATTAGATTTTTTAGAAAAAAAACTAGTGTGTTGTTCTTGGTATTTGCACCTAAACGACCAATTCTGCAGATTTTTCTATCCTTCGTTCACATATAACGATTGTCGTTCACATACGGCGGCGTTTCTAGAGATTATGGAAATAAGGTGGGAAGTTTTCTTTATAGACCACGGATTAACAAAGTATTGGGCAAACGGGGAGCTTACTGAAGCGGGACAAACAATTATTAATGAAATAAGAACAAAAAAACAAGAAGAAAACAAGAGTAGCTTTAAGTTTAAGTTTAAGTTTAGGGGACAAGAGGACGATATACTACTGAACGCAGAAAGAAATATGGAATACATATTATTAAATCACGATCGATTTAAACCGAAGGATGATGTTATACAGAGTTCTCTTTCGCGAGCACATGAACAATACGGTAACGTTTCCAAACACGCAACAGACACAAATTTCGATTATTATTTTGAAGAAGAGCGGAGTAAAATTATACAAAAGACAAAAGATGAACAACAAAAAAGATTTTCACTTGCAAGGAAAAAACTAGAGGAAAAACTAGAGAAGTTCATAATAGCAGAGCCAATGTTATATACAAAAAAAATACCCATCAGCGGGAAAATTCCAGGAAACCTACATTGCCTCAAGAGAAGCAATCAACAATTGTATACACGTAAAATTATAAGGAGGTAATTTTACATATTTTGGGATACGAAATTTGCAATACCTTTGTTAATGGATGGCACGTCTCTATTTCCATTGTATACGGCCGCGTCGCCCTTTCCCGAGAACAAAACAATCGTAGGATAACCAGAAATAACGTTCTTTAAAGGAAGTCCCAATTCCTCTTCGCCTATTTGTGTTTCTGTCAAAAGGGACGAGTTCTTTGACGCATTGAAAATGCATACTGGAAATTTAGGATTTTGTAGTTGAAGTTCCTGCAGTACTGGGTAAAGTTTGTGGCAATATCCACACCACGGTGCTACAAAGGCGACTAAAAACGGGGTTCCATCGCTTTTATTCATGTTTTTTTGTAGAGCTACAAGTGAAATAAGTTGCACGTCCATGTATGTCTCTTTGTATTAAAAAATAATTTTATTTTATTCTTGCACAAACAAATTCTGCTGCCCATGCTCAAAAATTTTACTTTTAGGATTCAGGGTTTTTTTTGATTTGAGCATGGTTTCTTTCAAAAGTTGATTTCCGTTTTTCCTATTCCACTCGGAATTTTGAACCACCTTGTTTGTGACTTGCTCGTGTAGGCTTCGTCGTTTGCTCGGCTGAACCGAACTCTTCCTAAGTGCGTTCAGCGAAACAACTGGTGGTTGTACGATATGATAACCCCCAAACATAGAAGAACCAGAGTTTAATTCTCTGTTTTTCATTATCTCTTCTCCCGTTTTGATGTTTTTGTATAATTTAAGTCGTTCGTCTAGAGGTTCGGGGAATGGTTCTGGTTTTTGTACGATGATTTCATCGACTTGATGAAGTTTCGATTTTGATCTGGGACGCAATTCGTCGTCGCGTCTTGCATTAGGTTTTTTCCTTGATGGATTAAAAATACTTGAAATAAATTCAGTAATTTTTTCCCGTTGGTAGAAATATCCGAAAAATCCACCCATTAGACAGATAATTAGCATTATAAAGAATGACGAAGAATTACTATATGTAATAAAAGCTAAAGACAACAAAATTCCAACGACAACTGCAATAATTTCAATGCCACGAATATCCTTCTCTTCGGATTCTGCTTCTTGCTTTGGAAACGCTGTTTTTATCTTGGTTATTAATTGTGCTTCTTCTACCATGTTTATTACTTTTCAAATATATTTTTCTCCAGTTCAGCAATTTTCATCTGGAGTTCGGAATCGGTCATTTTTCCTCGCTTTCGCCAGGGAAAATTTTCAAGAGATGGACAGGCTTGTAGTCGATGACAAACTTTTTCAGGCTTGTGAAAGCCTATGGTATCTAACCTTTTGGTTTTCAAACATCGTCTTCCAGAGATTGGCTCTTTAACTACCTCAGAATCTGTGGTGGCAGCCGTAAAATCTTCGTGTTGATTTTGAAATTCCGCAGCTTCTAGTAACGTAGGCAATGTGCAATCTGGATCATTTTGACACAATTTTGAAATTTTCAAATCCTCCGGATGTCTCTTTTTGGCCGCAATTTTCCTGCATGTTGTAACACAGCTTTCGTTAGGATTCGAAGAACCTAACGCCGTGCAATCGGTTTTTTCCAATGAATCTTCACATGTGACATCCATGGCGGATGTTCTCTCTTCCAATATTTTGCCAAGTCGGGCCATTGTTTTCGTGTTTCGCAGAGAAAACCCGCCGTTACCACCAACTCCTTGGTTTGTCCAAAACTTCCAAGGTGCCCCGACATAATCGTACATACATAAATCGTTTAATCTTTCAAAGTTATCGTCGGCATCTGGGTTACAAAAAGCAGAATCTGTCTGAAATACAATTGTGTGTCCATCCGGCAGATTTTCGTATAGGCTAGATTGAGTCATATAATTGCTATATTCGCCAATGCTTAAATTTTCTACCCCCATGTTGTGCAAATGAACTGCTGGATAGACCCGAGAAATAACCTGCGCCAATTCTTCATTCTTTAAGCCATGGTGAAAATGTATGGGAACGTCTGGAAGGGTTTTACTGACGTTGTCAATAACCCAATCAAGAGTTACGTGATTTCTTGGTTCAATAATAACAGCACTCGTCACCGGCATATTATACCATCTTACATTTACATAACAAAATATCTGTTCAATTTAAATTCTATTCTTTCTTAAAATTAAATTGTTTTTATTTATTTTGTAGAAACAAGTTCTTTCAGCAACATGTTGTCAAATGAGAATTGCAAGACCATTAGCTTTAACGTTCCAGTATCTTTTAATTTGCCAGTCCAGTACTTTGAATTAAACACTGAAGAAACCGCAAATATTTTGGGTATCCTCCCGACAATTTACAATCTTCTCAAACAAGAAACCAACAAAACTATTCCGGAAGAATCAAAGAAATTGATCAGTCAGATAAAACGCACGCTTGAAGAACAAGAAAATTCCAAAAATAATTATTATATAGAGGAAAACAACCAACTAAAACACCGTTTAATTGAAATAGAAACAAACTTCAACTCTTTGGTTAACAAAGTTTTAGAAAAAGATGAAATTAAAAGCCCTCAAGAACAACCCGCGGTCGTCGGTGGAAAATTCGAAAAGAACTTCGAAACAATGATTCGAGCGTGCTCCTCGACCCACACGTGGCTCGTGGAAGACACGAGCCACTCGGCTTCTCTATGTGATCGGCTTTGTGTAGATGAAACCGGCTTTCGTTTAATGGTGGAAATTAAAGGAGGATGTTGTAATATGCTGCATTCGAAAAACGATGTTCAAAAGTTCGAAAACAACGTGTACGATGCGTTTAGCGAAGGTTACAGCGACGCTGCTATGTTTTTAAACATGAGAACCCCGTCAATTCCGAAGAGAGGTCCAATTCACCTCGAATATGTCAAGGGAAACCCTGTTTTGTGGCTTAGTTCTACGGAACCTTCAGTGATCATGTCGTCGATTGTCATTTTACGAAGCATAGCTAAATACAAAATTTCTGACGGTAGCGGCGTGCAAAATAGTGAAGACGCTGACAAGAATGTCTTAAAACAAAAACTCCCGGGTGTCGCGAGCTATCTATGGAACTCGCAAGAACGAATTCTTACGATGGAAAAACACGCGAACAGTATAATCCAGTGTATATCTCGCGACAAGCAAAATCTTCGTCAGGCTATTTTTGATTGCGAAAGTTTATTTGAACAATTATCGTTTATTAACGGTACGAACGTATGCGCCGTCAAAGATATGATCCATTCTCTAAGTGTAATCTACGAAGAAAAGGGGCGTGATGCAAAAAAAAGTGAGGTTCCTTTTGAGGTTAAAAAAAGAATCGAAAAAAGTTGCTTTACTTTTGAAGAGTTAAAAAAAATGGCAGCAGAAACTTTGAACAAAAAAAGAAAGTTACATCAAACCGAAACAACCCCGAAGAATAGAGAACAATGGATGCGGGTTCTGTGAACAAAAAAGAAAGTTACATCAACCCGAATAACGAAACAACCCCAAATACTCAATAATATTAATCAACTTCCGGGAGCTTTACCCCTATTGGTACGTTCTTATCCGGCCAAACTAATAAATGCGCGAGGTCTTTGGACACGTTAGGATTTTGCGACACTGAAACGTCTGTCCATCTATCTCCACACATAACAATTACCTTCGTATTAAATTTTTTCTCAATATGATTTCTCGCAATCGATTTGAACAAGCCTACTTGTCCCGCTTCGTAATATTTTTTGGGCATCATATAAATGCCCCCGTTTGGTATACAGTTCAGATCATACTTGAGTTCGTCAAGTTGTTGAATTAGGTACGTAAGACCGTTTTTAGTTTTTGGTCTCGCAGTTATGATAAAAATTTTTAAGTTTAATTTTTTGCATTCGTTGTAAAATGACCGGGCTTCTTTTATTACAGAAAAGGAATCGTCCTCGTGGTTTAACAACAACGTTTCATCGACGTCGAAACAAACCGAACAATCCTTCAAATTCGATTTTTTTAAGATAGTGTGTAATTTCTTGTAAATTTCGCCCGGCGTGCTACTTTGAATAAACTCCATTCCTTGATACAGCAATATATATTCTTGCAATTGCTTTTTTGTCGGGGAAAAACGAATAGGAATTGGACTAGAACAACTTTTCTTTTTTCGTATTTGTGTTTTCGATGAGGGTTTGGTACAAGGCTCCTTCTTCGTATTCACCGAGTCTGTGTTTCTTGCCTTTTTAACCCTTTCTACGGCTAATAACTGTTTTATTTCATCGTTCTCTTGAAAGTTCCAAAGTTTTGAATCGCCACATAAAGAAACGTGAAATCTTATGAAATCGCCGCATTCCGAATTCAAAAGCCCCGCCATTGCCCTGAACATTCTTTTTTTATCATATAAGTGGAATGTCCGATGAATCTTGGTTTTGTAATAATAATAGTATTTGTAGTTCCAAATCTCTCCTCTTTCTTCCGCCAAACTTTTCCATTCTTCAGATTATTCAGCTTCTCTTAGTGCAACAGCCAACATCAGTTTCGCTCTCTTCGAGCTCCGTTCAAACGAGCCAAACAACGTGGACATGTTCTAGAATTTTCTGGAATTTCCTAGAATCTAATCATGATAAATATTATTATTTTCTCAACAGTTTGAAAACCGAACACACGTGGCACTGGTTGTAGTTTTTGCATGTGTTCATGTGATCAATGAGCATTTTAAGTTCTTCACATTTACACAAACAATTTCCACCCACTCCAAGAGAAACGTCGCATTTGTCTATGTTGCATTTCTTTGCGTGCAAAAGATGACTAAGTAAATCTTTTTCCCATTCTTTAAGAAATTTAATCTTAGCATTTTGAGCGGATTCGATGGCATGGTGAATCAGAATGATCTGTTTTCTTGCTCTTCTAATTTCATCCACGGTTCGGTACTTTTGTTGCGCGGTTGCCATTATGTGCTAAATCCCACAAAAAAAATCTAGAAATTTCAGGACAGGCCAAAGAGTCCATGCCACCAAAATGGCGTTCGACCTGTTGATTGCTCTGCGGCGCCTGCCCCGAGATGTCGTCAAGGAAATTGGAAAAATGCACCCCCTGCTCATCCCGCCCTTTACCAACGACACGCTACGTCGCGCCGTTACAGATTATGTCGCCGACGGAGATAGAAAACAAAGAATTGTGGCAAAATACGGTGAAATCAGTAACTGGGACGTGTCCAAAGTGACGAATATGTGTTATATGTTTTCAAACGCAAGCTCCTTCAACCAGCCGCTCAATGATTGGAACGTGTCCAATGTGACGGATATGGGATTAATGTTTTGTAACGCAAGCTCCTTCAACCAGCCCCTCAATGATTGGAACGTGTCCAATGTGACGGATATGTATAATATGTTTCGGGACGCAACCTCCTTCAACCAGCCCCTCAATGATTGGGACGTGTCCAATGTGAGGGTTATGAGATATATGTTTTCAAGCGCAAGCTCCTTCAACCAGCCGCTCAATGATTGGGACGTGTCCAAAGTGACGAATATGTGTTATATGTTTTCAAACGCAAGGTCCTTCAACCATCCGCTCAATGATTGGGACGTGTCCAATGTGACGAATATGACCATGATGTTTGGTTACGCAAACTCCTTCAACCAGCCCCTCAACACATCGGGTAACAAATGGAACGTGTCCAATGTGACGAATATGTGTTATATGTTTGAAAACGCAACCTCCTTCAACCAGCCCCTCAATGATTGGAACGTTTCCATTGTGACGAATATGAGATATATGTTTTCAAGCGCAAGCTCCTTCAACCAGCCGCTCCACGCTCCTTGGTACGTGGTCGAGCAGTCATAATCGGACGAAGAGTCAGAATCGGAATGACCGGCTCGACTTTTTTAGGTCTGGTGATTCTGCGATTTAGCGATGAGTTGAGAAGGACATGTTTAATGACGCAAAATTAGAGTAATATTAGTAGATTATTTTAATTTCATAATCAAATATGCCTCTATCATCCGCTCTTATAGTAGAACCAAGGGAGCATCCATCCTCGTTTGCCGCCATAGAAAACGTTAGAAAAAACATCGGAAACGATGTGCCAATCATTTGGTTCCATGGAACCAACAATAAAGAATTTGCAAAAGATATAGCATCCAAAATAGAAAATGTGAAATTGAGAGAAATTCCAGTCGACAATCTTCCCAGCGCGGGACACTACTCCGCTTTCATGTTAAATCCAGGCTTGTGGAAAGAAATGAGACATTACGCAAAGAGAAATCCAAATTCTAAAACACTCGTATTTCAAACAGACTCTGGATTTTGCAATATAAACACTGAAAGAGCCGTAAAACACTTAGAACGGATAGACGACGTCGATTACATCGGCGCACCAGCGACCGTAGGTCGTCATCAGAACGGGGGGTTTTCGTACAGAGACGTTGACGGAATGTTGAAGATATCAACTCAAAGCGAGAATATAGAAATGGATTCTGATCTTTGGGATTCGGGGTTTTGGCTTCAAGACTGGCAAGCTCCAGACAAAAGACCACCAGCGGAAGACAAGCTCGTTACAGTGACTTGTAGAAACATGAATGATTGCAAGGTTGCTGACGAAATACGCGCCTCCGAATTTTCTTGTTGTGCCGGCGGCAGATCAGCTATAAAAGAGTGGCCAGATTCGCTTGCTTTTCATGGAAATATAAAACATTTTGTAGGAAACTCACAAACAAAGCCATTCAAAACCGTGGAAGATTTCTTTCAAACGTGTCCAGGAGCGAAAGATATCTTAGACATTTGAACCCTTTAAGTTTGTTTTATCCTCTTTGTTTTGTTTCCAGCTAAATGTTTAGCTATTAAAAAGGCCATATCATCCGGAACAGCTTTCGTACTTTTTTTTATCATCACTCTCATACTACCACATGCAATTTTGGTGTGTTCAATTAAAAAAAAAAATATATCTTTAGATTAAAAGATCATGAGTTGTTTGATTTTCGAAAAACTTCACAAGGACGCGCAGATTCCAAAACGTGGTTCCAGATTTTCTGCAGGCGTCGATTTATGTAGCGTTGAAGATATCATAAGAATAAAGCCAAATAATAGACACGTTGTTAAGACCGGCCTTGCCGTAAGAATACCAATAGATTCATACGCAAGAATCGCACCAAGGTCAGGTTTGGCAGTTAAGAGGGGTATTGACGTTGGCGCGGGTGTTGTTGACGCGGATTATAGAGGAGAAATCGGAATTGTTTTGTTCAACCATGGAGACGAAGATTTTGTTGTTTCAAAAGGTGATCGAATTGCGCAACTTATTGTAGAGAAAATTTATAGCGATTTAACCATTATTGAAGGAGACGTTCAAATTGACACAACGGAACGAGGATCGGGCGGGTTCGGGTCAACGGGTAATTCTAAATCTTACTCCAAACCCGACCCCAAAATGCAAGTTAATTGGCGTACAATTGATGTTAGTGAGATTGTCCGGGAAGACGAATGCGTGGGCTGAGATTAGAATAAGTAGAACAACCCCACATATAAACCGCCTCGTTCTATGACGATTATTCTTAAAAAAAAAGAAAATAATCTGAACAACGATGCATTTCTTTTAAAATCTAAATTGTGTTTTCGACAAAAAATGTCCGCGTACGATTCTCAGGTTGATGGATCACACTATAAAGACTTTAAGATCCAACCAAGTGTTTTTATCAACGAGAACAAAATTCTTTTCGCGGAGGGAAACGCAATAAAATACCTTTGTCGACACGAAAAAAAAGGTAAACTTAAAGACTTGGAAAAAGCCAAACATTACATTGATATGATTATTGATAGAGATTATGATAATAAATTAGAAGCTAAAAATATGTAGCTGAGTAAATGAATATGTTATCATTGTTATTTTCAATAGCGGGAACATATACGATTCTTTTAACATCCGGCATTTCCGTATTTTGCCTGATGTGTTATATTGATATAATACATGAAAGAAGCGTACACGACCACGTGCGCGACCACGTGCGCGACCGGAACGCCAAGATTAATTGAATTAGTTTTAATTAGTTTTTGCTTAATCCAAAGGATGGGTTTACGTTTCCAGAAAACGCATTTGAAGCACTTGGCATTACTTTTCTGGGAATACCCTGTAGAGCACTGAAGCTAGATTTAGCGCCCCGAAACGCTTCACCGGATCGCTTGTTCACCAAAATTGGGACACCGTTGCACCAAGAAGCGCTCGTCAATTCTTCATCCGACAAATGGGTTATATTTTGCAACCATACCATATTTTTGAGATTCGAATCTTCTACGATACTACTATAAAGTGTCATTGATGGCTTCGATTTTAAATGATAATAAAGTACGTAATCAAACATCACACTAGGATCCGTAAAATCAACCTCTTTTTCTTTAGCGGCCGCGGAAGCCGCTTGGCGAGCTTCTGGTGGAATCTCCATGTTTTGAATGGGTATGTTTGAAGGCTCTGTTTTATATTGAACCGGGACTGGTGCTCGTAACGTTGATCCGGGAGACGCGGACTTTAACGAATCTCCATTTACTGGTTTAACTGATTGTAAAGATGCCATGTTTTTAGTAATGGTAAAAAAAAACACGAAAGCTTAAACGCGCAAATCTAAATATAAGAAATATTAATTTAAAAAGTGTTCTCCTCATGACATTCCAATCGTTGTTTGGTTGATTGAAGAACTTAAGCCTCGAAACATAAAGCTCATATCCGTCACATTGGACACGTCCCAATCATTGAGCGGCTGGTTGAAGGACCCTGCGTCTACAAACATACCTCCCATATCCGTCACATTGGAAACGTTCCATTTATTAAGCGGCTGATTGAAGGAACTTGCGTCTTGAAACATAAAGCTCATAACCCTCACATTGGACACGTCCCAATCATTGAGCGGATGGTTGAAGGATCTTGCGCCTACAAACATGCCGCCCATGGTCTCCACGTTGGATACGTTCCAATCATTGAGCGGCTGGTCGAAGGACGATATACCACCAAACATCATGGTCATATCTCTCACGTTGGACACATTCCATTTGTTGAGAGGCTGATTAAAGAATTCTGTGCCATCTAAAAGATCACAATCTTCATCTTCTAAAAACATACACGACATATCCGTCACCCGCGACACGTCCCAGTTACTGATGTCGCCATATTTTGCCACAATTATTTGTTTATCATCTCCGCCGTGAAGATAATCCCGAACGGCGGGTTTAATAGCCGAATCTGTTAGTGCCGGTCGAATAAATCCTATAATTTCTCGAACCACGTCATTATTTAATTTGATTAAATCTGCATCTATCAAACTGAAACTCTCGTCCGGCCTGGCAAAGACACTTTGCATCGTTTTTATCACCTTGATTCTTGATTCTAGATTAAAAAAGATCTGGATTTTTTTGGGCAGCAAACCCCACAAAGTCGTGGAGAGAGTCGTGGAGAGAGTCGTTGTCATGGAGGCCGTTGCGGAGGCCGTTGTGGGGGCAGTCGTGGAGGCCGTTGTGGAGGCAGTCGTTTGTTTTCATAACACCCCTAAAAAATCCCAACCATTGATTCTCCTTGCAAACACAACAGTACTGCACATGAAATCTAAAACATGGAATCTGGAAACAGTCGGTTATTCGCGTGGTAGATGTAACCACCATGCAACGAACAAAAAAATTCCTTCATTGCGCAACAAAGTATTTTATTGTGGAAAATTATGCGGAAAACGATTCAAGCATGCACCCGCAGCCATATCACACACCAGATCATGTTCATTTAACATAAAAAAATATCCCCCACCGAAAAATCCACTTTCTGACTTTTTGTGCCTTTACAAATTTGCATGTTCAATTCCAAATCCAAATCCAAATCCAATTCCAAATCCAATTCCAAACAAAAATAAAGAATAAATATAATTATATGGTGATTAAATATCTGAATCTGGGAAATACAATCGCGGTCGCTTTAAGTTTTTTAAGAAACGGTTTTCAAAGTTTTCAAAGATTGATAGCATCATCTTGTTCCAAATTTTCTAAAATGAGTTCGACTTTTTCTTGCTATTATTGTAACGAAGATGCATACGGAGATTTCGAGGAAGAGGGTACATTGATAGACGAAAAGTTTTCCGTTGTCTCCAACACGGAATGGGGGCAGTTTGTAATGATTGAAATAAACAAACAAACTACACAACTAAATTGAATTTTTTTAAATATATTTGGGTTTACAATTAAAATTAAAAGTTACTTCGCTGTGTTGGTATCGGTATCGGTCTCTTGAATTTTGTGGCAATGGCAGTGCATGAGCCTGCATTTCGACGTTTCGGCCTCGATGAGGGGAATGGCTGTTTTCGGGGACATCCTGTTGTTTACGAGAACGCTAATGTTGTACAATTTGTCCCCGTCGCCGTCGGCGCCGGGTCTGTGCGCAAAGTCGAAGGCGCAGCAATCCACCAGGGTTACTACTCGGTCGCAGGTCGGGTCGTCGCATTCACATCGTTCGATGTCCATCTTTTTTTTGTTCACGAAAGCTAATTTTTCGTCAATGTATTGCTTGTATCTTTTAGCCTGGGATTCTTTTCTTTTCGTGGCGTAGCCGCCTTTGTTTAACATTTGGAGAAGCCTGGCCGCGGCGTTGGCTGCGCGTTGCGCGGCCGAACGTATCGCGGCCTTAGCTGCGCGTTGCGCCGCCGAACTAATTCTGTGACACGCCATGCAAATCGCGCGGCATTTCGCGTATTCCTCCTCCATGCCCGCTGTGTCGCCGTTGACTGGACGCGCCCAGAATGGGTAATGGCA